TCCATTAGCGTCTTATATAATTTCAACTCTTTACTTAATGGTTTATTTTTACCAAAATATTTCTTAATCATATTTATAGCGACAGAATCACTTTTTTCATTAAAAATGTCAGTAGTTACTTGTCTAACAAGCAACTCGAATAATAATCCTGTATTCTTAAATTTTGAATGAGAAATTCGTTTCATTTTAATCTCCAAAGTTTATACATATATCATCGTAATATAAATATAAATATAAATATAATATTTATATCTTTATTTTATATATCATTTATCAGTATTTTTATCAGTATTTGTCTGTTCATCCTTACCGAGTTTAAAATAATTTCTAATGTTAGTTAAATCTTGCTCAGAAATTACACCCTTATTAAGTTTTTTATTTAATATCGTCGACTCAGCATGTTTTATCTTACGAGATAAATGTTTCTTTTTATTACCGTCGTATGCTCCATTCAATTCTCCATCCAATTTTAATATTTTCTCGTAGTCCTTCTGTCCAATTGGGTCTTCTCCGAACGGTTCATCTTTATGCCGAGTTCTTAATTTGTCTCCATCTCTCCCGTCACGTTCTACTGGTTCGTATTCCAAATTGAAGTTCTCGGTGGGATTTTCAGAATCCACTCCCTGAGAAGTGACAGCAGGATCATTACCTTCTTGTTCAATCTGTTCCAATCTATAATTTGTTTTTTGGTTTTCAATGACTTGTTTTTCTTGTATAATAATTTCGTCGTCGGTCATATTAAATACATTTTTATAAATCCAAGTGTTGCTTAATAATTTAGTATCTTTAATGTCGCGAGCAAGAGTGACTTTTGATCCCCACAATTCAAGTTTTTCTTGTTCATAAATAATCGATGGATTCGTTAACGACAGATCAAAATCAACTAAGTCGACGCCCTTGAATCCTTGAATATATAAATGTATTAATCCAATTTTATAAAGTTCGGACTCAACAATTTTCTGTATTTTTTCGACTGTTCTAGCAAAACGTACATCTTCCTGTGCTAATGTAGCCTTCCCAGATACAGTTTCATCATAACCAAGAAATGCTCTTGGAACTTTTAATGCTGCCATCATTTTATTTTTAAGATATTCTATATCGTCGATAGCGTTATATTCTAACCCACCAAGATTTTCAATCGACGTTCCACTGTCTCCACCACGTACTGGTAAATAAAAATCCTCAGTCATGTTTTGTAAATTGAATTTAAGATTGTATTCTCCAGTTTCTGAATCAATGTATGGCACCTTCTTAACTTGGCTTATGATTCTTTTCATATAAGTGTCAACTTCATTTGGAGCAATATTTCCAACGTCTATTTTGAAAATGCGGCGCTCAGGAGCTCTCATAATACGATGGATAAGCATAGCATCTTCCATCAATATTAATTGTTTCCAAACTCTTCTCGCTGGTTCGATCATGCTTTTTCCGTACGGTAAATAATTAGAATCTGTTATCAATCTAAAATGAGCAACTTCAAAATTTTCTAGTATACCTTTTCCACCCCCACCTTCGAGATAAAAACGTACTAATGTTGGTTTTTGAGGATCTTCACCTTCCACTCGCTTAACTTCATACACGGGCAACGGAATTATATTCGTGACACCATATCCTTCAGCGAGATCCAATTTCATCATATAATCTCCATACTTGCACATGCCACGAATCCACGTAGGTAAAGAGAACTCAATATTCAATATTTCATAAAAAAGATTTTCTAATACTTCACGAACCTTTTGATTTCCAGCCTTTATTCTGAGAATTTCTCCCATTTCATTTTTCGTCGTCGCTTCTTCTGAATATATGTCGAGGGCTGATGCTATGATAGCATCTGTGTCCATAACTTCGTAATCTCTAAATAAACGAAGCCGTTGAGACTCCATCCCATATAATGCTTGTTGAGAAGAAAGTCTATAATTAAGAGTGGAGTACATTCTAGTAAAACGGTCATTTTGTGCGGAAGTGCCCACTCGTTGAATTTGATCTATATCAACGACTTTTAATTGCTTTCCGCCAATATTACGAACAACTACATTTGATGAAAATAATTTTTTTAAATTTGTATATATTGTCGATTCAGCCATTTTTTCCTCGTATTAATATTATCACTATAATATAAATATCTATTTTTTATTTATTTGTTATTTTTTCACGTACCAATCATATTCTGATAATTTTTCTCACTTTAGAAAAATGAAAATTCTTTTCTATCATTACTGTAACAATCACAAACTCCAAATTGTCTCCAGTACGTTCCAATGCACCAACCAAATTTAAATCAGTGCTTTTATCATATATTCCAATTCTATCATTAACGTCCAACTCATTCATTATTAACATGTTACCTATCGTTTCTATTGCTTTCTGTGCTAGATCCCTGATATCGTTATCTGTAATTTCTGTTTTATGCCGATGTTGTCGTTCTGCGGCATGTTTTGTCTTATCTAAATTAATCACGATATTAATTTTTTGGGATATCTTACCAATGGACGCCTCTATCAAATCTCTCGTTCGCGTGTTTAATTTCTGAACCATCAATTCTCTAATAATAACACGAATAACTTCTTCCAATTTTCTCGCGTCATCCGTCAATATAACTGCATATTTTTGCCAATATGGTGGAAGTATATTAACAACACCTTTTGGTATATGTAATAATTGTTTAATATGATCGGGTGTAAATAAATAATATTTTTTACTTTTATTTAATTTACCTATAATACCTTTACCAGATATAAATGCTCTAGCAAATGTTTTTTTCTCATCGTTTGATAATGGCATTTTTTCAATACGAAAATCAATTCCGTTGATATTCCCAGAACTATATGTAGCGTGGGGTAATTCGGTGATCAATTTCATGTAATTTTACCAATAGATAATATGTTCTTCACGTCCTGTAGAGGAATGTTTATCACCTTTTGAATTTTTTTCTCAATTGACAACTTATTGTCGTTCTTAATAACTTCCCATTTCTTAGTAACCTCTTGAGATGCTCGAATGATTATAGTATTATCCACCTTTATCTCCTCGTTAACTCTAACAATATACGTTTTCGTATAGAAAGATTTCGTTTACGGTTGATTTGTTCTTTTTTAGCACGCCGGCGTTTTACCGCAACCGTTTGGCCACGTGAGCGACGACTATAAACCATTGTAAATCTTTATTGCTTTAGGTAAATTTTGTTTAATCCAAGAAGCAAATTTCTTAGCATCCGATCTAGCATCGTTAGAAAGTTTAACTTTTTGTGATACAACTTTCTTGTATTTTCTACCAGAATCACTTGTAACAATAATATTATATTGACTGTCTCTAATTGAAATCATAATTTCTTTATCATCATCACCATCTTTAGTAAGAGAGATTGCTTCACTACCATCATCTGAACCGACAAGAGAACTCTCCCAGTCTGAAGGATATCTCATAACAACATCAGCAGAACTTACAACATTACCTTCGTGTCGCGCATCTTCGTTTAAAAAACGATATTCTTCTCGAATCATTTGTCTCAATTCACTCATTTTAATCTTCTTAATCTTGTCCATTTTTTATCTCCTTGTTAATCCCAACGATATACGTTTTCGTATAGAAAGGTTTCGTTTGCGGTTGATTTGTTCTTTTTTAGCGCGTCGGCGTTTTACAGCACCCCTTTGACCGCGCGATCGTCGCCGTCTTTCTTTAATTGTCATTTTTTTATATTTCCCATTCACAATTTTATATCCAGGTTTTGGAGCAAGCCTTTTCATTTTTTTACGATCTCTAACTATATAAATATATTTTGCTTCATCTAAAATTTCAGGCAGTTCATTAACCAGTATATCCATCAATTTAATCATTTTTATCAAACGCCTTTCTTATACAAACATTTTAAAATTTCTTAACGTCGAGCCATGTATCGGGAACTACAAATATTCGATCGTGTCCAGCATAATTGGAATCTGGATATAACAAAATTCCTTTAATGGTTCCTGGTTTTGACGTTGGTTCATTTAACTTATTTTTATGTCGATATGGTTTTCTGTTTAAAGCAACCTCTCCACTACGGTTTTTATAAATTGCGGGAGTTCCTAACTTAAAAGATTCTTGTTTTTTAAGTTCCCGTTGCCAATCTGCTATTTCTTCTCGTATAATTTCTCGCAATTTAGATGACTTCAATTATGTTCTCCTATAAATACTCTTTCAAATTTAACATTTCTTTCCCAATATCCCAGTTCCAAGCTTCGCTGTTTCGCATATCACCAGAACGATATAGCCCATCGAACTGTTCTGATTTGGTAATTTTTCCTAGTATCATTTTAGTCATTTCTACCCCCTCTTGTCGTAATTTTAATGCGGTATCACGCACCCACAAGAAAATAGCAAGAGCCATAACCAAATCGTCATTTCTACCACTTTGTGCTTGAGCCTTCCCATCTTTCCATATAAAAGTTTCTAGTTCATTTAATAGTCGCATAGACCTAACAATTAATGATGCTTCTCCAGTATCCATGCTAACTTCTTCAAAATATCGTTCAACTTTATTTATAATTAGACTTCTGTTACGAGAAGTTGTCGCAAAACCAGGCTTTAGTTTTTTTTCTTGAGAATATATTTTGTTCGTCATTTGTTTGTGAACATCGACATATTGAAGATCGTTGCTAGAATAAAAAAGATTTGGGTACGCTATATCTATTAACTCTTGTATTGTGTCCCAACCAACATTTTCACGTTCCACCACTATCATCGCATTATTATATTCAACACCAAGTGCCGCTAACATTCGTCCATAATCTCTAGTAGTAATTTTCCCTTTATATTCAGCAACCTGTCGCATGTGTTCTAAATCAAAAACGTGACATGCTGAATAATCACCACCATCTCCACGAGCAACGTCAGCAGTAATAACATAAGGTCTCGTGTAATCTGGATATTCCCATATCCAAAGACCCTTATCCACAGATCGTTTCTCTTGAGGTTCTTGTGCAAAAGTTTGTTTGTAATATTGAAGAATGTCCATATTAATAAGCGCGTTTCCAGAGGTAAGAAAATCCGCATCACATTCCTGTGCTGCTTTTCTCATACCAAGTTTTTTATCTTGTTCATCTCTCCAACTTTGATCTCTTTCTGGATGTACAGACCAGTGCAATTTAATTGTATTAAATCCATTAGATTTTTCTTCAGCGTCAAGCCACATTGTATGAAACCAATTACCCATTCCGTTTGGAGTAGATAATAATATACAGTCACCACCAGTAGCAAGTGTTTGTTGTGCAACAGTCCATA